GGATATTTCACAGTTACACGATGAATTCTAAGGATTGATTTGCCAAGGGCATCTACATAAGCCCCAAGATCGACAGAAATGTCGTTGTATGAATCTGATACTGGTACGCTTGCTCGGATAAAGAAACTGTCTGTCTTAGCCATAACCTATCATAACAGGGTGTAGTTTATAGTAGTAGTTGTGACCGTGTCCTTGAACATCTATACTTCGTTTATTCGGGATTGGGACGTAGTCCCCCGAATCTATACTGGTATCCTACAATCTTGGCATACATACATATGTATCTGCTACTTCCCAATACACATGTGCATCAAATGTTCATCTTGTGAAGCCCAATTTTATTGTAAAACAAACACGATCGTGGTAGATGGCCACTTAATCCATCCTTGGATGGCCATGGATTGCCATGTAAACTTCCATTTTGTGGCTAATTGTAGGTGTTGCTGATGTCTCATCATCGTAAAATATACATTGAAATCGATGGGACGATGATTGAATTTGGTCATGTCCGTATTACTAATGATGATGAAGTGCTTTCAATCTGGATAGATCACATGATGAAACTCTTTCATCCAGAATATACAGAGGATGAACTATGAGAGTTGCTCGTACATTTACAATTGACATTGATCTTGTCCAAGAACTTCGTCGAAAAGTGAATCAATCTGAAACTGTAAATCGAGCATTAAGGAAATACATGAGCGATGATGATGAATTTGACTTTACTGACGTTACGATCAGGAAACTATTGGCAGTTCTACAGAGTCGATTCGACCAATTTGATGCTGAATACAGTCTAATTCAAACTCTCATAGCCATGTGTAAGCCATCATGAGATAGTTTGCAGCAGTACTTCCAGCAACCGCCACAAGTGTACCAATTGAAAGAAAGATATTGAACTTCATTAGAGCCTCCAATGAGGTCTCTTTTGCTTCTTTCTTCTCCTGGCGTTCCATAAGCCAGGTAGCAAATCGTTCTGTCTTTGTTTGTTTTACTTCTTCTTCCTCAGAGGTCATCTTGGCTTCTCTCCTTGATTAGTGCCATTATTGCTCGATCGTCTGATATTTCCATTGGCTTTAGAATAACCAGGTAATTCGCCTGGTCGTCTGTATCGAGATTTGTAATGTATAAATCTCGGACGACTAAATGATTAGGATCTAAGATCGAATAGGAACTGTAAACATTCACAACATCAGCGGCCTTGGACCATCCAATCTGATTTGTATCTGCAGCATCAGCAGATGTAACCGTATTATCGCTAAGGCTTAGAACGCATTTCGGGTCTTGGGTACTGCTTGGGTTTGCAGGCCATACCACGAAGGATTCAACCTTCATTGCATGGTTGAACCTTCCATCGTCAATGATAAGGCGTTTTTGTGAACTTGGATCAACACGTCCTCGTAGAGTGTAGATGTTGTTCATCTCTTCCCGCCTCGCTTTGCTTCTTTGTGCGCTAACTTAACGAGTTTCTTATGAGTCATACCCTTCCGCATTTTGCCACTCTTGAGAGTTGCTTTACGTCGCAGACGCTTGTATGCTGCACCATAGCGACGGGAATATGCAGAGATCTTGCGCTTCTTTGGTTTCTCTTCCACGGTAGCTGAAGAATTCATCATTTCAAGCAAAGGCGCTATCTGCGGGTTTTGCATGATTAGCAATTGCATAAGTAATTCTTTGTCCATATTATCTACTCCTTGTGTCCTTAACCAGGTGCATCCCGATCGCAATCGAGGTGGCAGTTGCTCGGAGACGCACGTCAGAAGTGGCGACAGCCACCAATAAGGCGGCGTTCCGCAATGCGGTATCACCTTTCTCCGAACAACCGCCCTGGGAACATGATTTGTCGTGAGCCTGGCATGCCTGGTCAAGACGATCTATTGGCTTAACTTCTGGATATAGGAAATAATCGGATGCAGGGACATTACGCCCATGCGTCCAATTAGGACCGCAGTAGTTGCCGTGAATCTTCACTGTATCAACCTCATTGCTGAGAGAGTGCGAGGGCCATAGCGGCGGAGGCATTAAGGGTCTCAACACTGCATTCAAGAATGATTTCGACATTAGCGTTAGCCCCGAAATCTGCTTCATTTGCTGTTTGACCTGCAAGATAGATCTGTTCGACACCTACGAGATAACCATTAGTGTAAACGTCTGGAGTTGTGTCTGCGTCGGTTGTGACGAATGTAGGAGCCGCAAGAGCAGGGGAACCCGAAGGAACTCCATATCCACATTGTAGTACACCGCTACTGATCAAAGACTTATCAGTCAAATCAACCATAGCAGTTTGGCGTTGAGTAGTCAATTGATACTCTGTCATTGATGTGTGGGCGTTAGGGACTGCGCTGGGTCCAACACGTGGATATTTCACAGTTACACGATGAATTCTAAGGATTGATTTGCCAAGGGCATCTACATAAGCCCCAAGATCGACAGAAATGTCGTTGTATGAATCTGATACTGGTACGCTTGCTCGGATAAAG